AAACTATATGGAAACAACAAGTGTAACAGCAGGCCGGGATGGGAATATTAATTCTCTTATACGTGTTGCAAAAGAATTTGATGCAATTCGTCAATCATATAAGGGAGTAGCTAAAGATTTAGCAGCAGAACAAGAATCTCACGTGAGAGGAGGTCAGCAATTAGGATATGATCAGATGTAAATATGGAATTCCTAGATTTTAATAAAGAAATACCTACTTATGAAAATGGAGTATGGACTACTACAGTCTTTACGGATATTCAAGAGTATAGAGACTTTGTAAAAAGTACTTTTAAGGAGCCTGGTAAATATAATTTTGATGAAACAGCCTATTTATTTAATGAGCAAGCTAGGCGATTTAGGAGTCAAGGTAATGTTTATTGTATGTCTCCATTTAAGTCTAAAGACTTTTATACGTATTGGGATTTTGAAAAAGAAAAATCTGTAAATGGTGCTATTTTTAAAAATAACGGCAAGACTTGGTTTCTACCTAGAGATTATTATTTCTGGATAAACTTCTTACCAATCTATGATAAAATCAAAAAGAAATTTGATTTCCCACAAATTTGGGATGTTCAGTTACATATGGCTTTATATGAAGAACTTGCTGAAATTCATTATAAACATTCCAGTATAACTAAGAAACGTCAGATTGCATCTTCTTATTTTCATATGGGTAAAATGATAAATAGAATTTGGTTTGATCCAGGAGCAATCTTAAAAATTGGGGCATCTCTTAAAGACTTTATTAACTTATCCGGATCTTGGAAATTTTTAGATGAATACCGTGCTTTTCTTAACGGAAACACAGCATGGTATCGTCCAATGAATCCAGGTAAAGTTTTAGAATGGCAACAGAAAATTGAAGTCACACAAAATGGTAGAAAAAAAGAAGTAGGACTTAAAGGAATGATTCAAGGAATGTCTTTTGAACAAAGTGATACAAAAGGAGTCGGTGGACCATGCACCCTATTCTTCTATGAAGAAGGTGGTATTGCTCCTAGAGCTGATAAAACATTTGAGTTCATTCGTCCTGCCATGCAAGCTGGTGATATTACTACAGGGATGTTTATTATTGCAGGATCTGTAGGAGAACTTACAGATTGTGAACCATTAAAGGCAATGACTCTCCATCCTGATGATAATGACATCTACGCTGTAGAAACTGATTTAATTGATGAAAAAGGCACTATTGGAAAAAGTGGTTTATTTATTCCAGAACAATGGGGAATGCCTCCTTATATTGATGATTTTGGTAATTCTCGCGTACAGGAAGCTCTTGAAGCTTTAGATCAAAAGTTTGCCGAATGGAAGAAAAAATTAACTCCAGAAAAATATCAGCTAAGGATCTCTCAGCATCCTAGAAATATCACAGAAGCTTTTGCTTATAGAGAAGAATCAATTTTTCCATCAAATCTTGTTGAAGATCAAATGAGGAGAATACAAAATAAAGATTATCCTTATGAAATTCTTGATTTAGATGAAGGACTAAACGGTGAGATTATAGTAAAGAAAACAAATAAAATTCCTATTTCTACATTTCCTATTAAGCTAAATGAAGAAGATAAAGAAGGAGCAATTGTAGTTTTTGAAAGACCTGATAAAGATCCAGCATTTGCTCAATATATTGCTTCAATAGATCCCGTGGGTGAAGGTAAGACTACAACTTCAGAATCACTATGTTCTATCTATGTTTATAAAAATCCTGTTGAAGTAACTCGCAAAGACGAGAATGGTATCAAAACTTTCATTGAAGGTGACAAAATTGTAGCAGCATGGTGCGGCCGCTATGATGATATCAATAATACACACAAACGTTTAAGACTTATTATTGAATGGTATAATGCCTGGACTCTTGTTGAAAATAACATATCCTTGTTTATTCAGTATATGATAGCTGAGAGAAAACAAAAGTATTTAATACCTAAGAACCAAATGATCTTCCTAAAAGAAGCTCAAGCTAATAAGACTGTATATCAAGAATACGGATGGAGAAACGTAGGTACGTTATTTAAGAATCACCTCTTGAGCTATTTAATTGAGTGGTTAAAAGAAGTAATAGATGAAGATGTTAATCCAGAAGGACTAATTTTGAAGAAGCATTATGGTATTCAAAGAATACCTGATATTATGGCTCTTAAAGAGATGAGTGCCTACAGACCAGGTGTTAACGTTGACCGCTTAGTAGCTCTAGCAGCACTAGTTGCTTTTGCTAAAGTTCGGCAGTCTTCAATACCAAAAGTTATCCGTATTGAAAATGAGTTGGATAAAAACTTGGAAAAGTCCCAAGATTTGTATAAATTAAATAGGGATGCTTTCCGTAATATTGGAAGAAATAGATCTAATATGGCTAATGGAAACAAACCCAGATTGCCTTTTAAAAACATTGGTAGAAAATGAAAATACTTAACGCTTTAGATTTAAAGAATGGAGCGAAGGCTAAACACAATAGATTGTGGAGCGTTTCTCAACCATTGCAATTTTTACCTACGGTAGAAAAAGATGAGCAGTGGGCGGCCTGGAATATGGACTGGCTAGAGTGGAATGGTTTAAAACAATTACGCAGAAATGCGCGCAGATTGATGAAGAACTATAAACTTGCTCAAGGTATCATTGATAAAACAGATTACATCCCTGCTGAAAATAATGAGATGAATGATTTACTTCATCAGCTAGCATCAGATGATGAGTATGAGGCATTGGAGTTAAAGTTCTATCCTATTATACCAAATGTTGTAAATACACTTGTAAGTGAATTTGCTAAAAGAAATCGTAGGGTAAGTTTTAGAGCAGTTGATGAATACACGCATAATGAAATCATTGAGAAGAAAAGACAAGATATTGAGAATGTTCTTGTAAAATATGCAGAAGCAAAACTTCTTAATCAGATGATTGATATGGGTATGGATCCTGAAAGTGAAGAAGGAGCCCAAATGATGCAAGAAAAATTACAACCTGAAAATCTCAAAACTCTTCCTGAAATACAAGACTTTTATAGTAAAGATTATGAAGTATTAGCTGAAAAGTGGGCTTCAAAACAACATCTAATTGATGAAGAAAGGTTTAGAATGGATGAGCTTGAAGAAAGAGGTTTCCGGGATAAACTAATTGCTGATAGAGAATTTTGGCACTTTAATATGCTTGAAGATGATTATGACGTAGAGTTGTGGAATCCGGTTCTTACATTCTATCACAAATCTCCAGATACTAGATATATATCTCAAGGAAACAATGTAGGCAAAATTGAAATGATGTCTGTTCCGGCTGTTATTGATAAGTACGGATGGCTTATGAATGAAGAGCAGTTAGAATCATTACAACAAAATTATCCTATAGGTGCTGCAGGATATCCTATAGGAGGATATCAAAATGATGGTACTTTTTATGATGCTACTAAATCACATGCTTGGAATACGGGATCTCCATCTTTAGCATACCGTCAGTTCACTTCTATGCGTGATAATTTTGTGTATAATGGGAATGATATTGTAGAGTGGGTTCTTCAAGAATCTGAAGACTACGTAACCAATGAAGGACCTACAATGCTACGTGTTACTACGGCTTATTGGAAATCTCAACGTAGAATAGGTCATCTTACAAAGATTGATGAAGCTGGTGAAGTAACTACTCAGATTGTAAGTGAAGATTACGAAGTATCAGATAAACCTATTTACAATAATCAACTAATTAAGAATAAGACAGCTTCAAATCTAGTTTTTGGTGAGCATATTGAATGGGTATGGATTAATCATGTTTGGGGAGGAGTAAAGATAGGTCCTAATCAGCCTACATTCTTGGGTATTGAAAACTCAGGTGGTGTAAATCCTATATATCTAGGTATTAACCAAAATAGAATGAAACCTTTGAAATTTCAATTCAAAGGAGATAATACTCTTTATGGTTGTAAACTTCCTGTAGAGGGTAGAGTTTTTTCAGATCGTAATACGCGTTCAACATCATTAGTTGACTCCATGAAACCTTTCCAGGTAGGGTACAACATAGTTAATAATCAAATTGCCGATATCCTTGTAGATGAAATAGGAACTGTAGTAATGCTTGATCAAAATACTTTACCGCGTCATTCACTAGGTGAGGATTGGGGTAAGGGTAATTATGCTAAAGCATATGTAGCAATGAAGGATTTTCAGATACTTCCTTTAGATACTTCAATCACAAATACAGAGAATGCTTTAAATTTTGGTCACTTCCAACAATTAGATCTTTCTCAGACTAATAGATTAATGTCGCGTATTCAACTTGCAAATTACTTTAAGATGCAAGCATTTGAAGTTGTAGGAGTTAATCCACAACGTATGGGGCAACCTGTTGGACAAACAGTAACAGCTACAGAAGTTGAGCAAACTCAAATAGGATCTTATGCTCAAACTGAAATGCATTTTGTTGAGCACTCTGACCATCTAATGCCTAGAGTTCATGAAATGAGAACTGATCTAGCTCAATGGTATCACTCTACAAAACCATCTATACGTCTTCAACATATGACAAGTATGGATGAAAGAGTAAACTTTGAGATAAATGGAGAAGATCTTTTGTTACGTGACATAAATGTTTATTGCAGTACAAAAGCTAATCATAGAGCAATCCTTGACCAGATGAAGCGTTTAGCAGCAGGCAATAATACTACTGGAGCATCTATTTATGATTTAGGACAACTTATCCAGGCTGACTCAATGAGTACATTAAACAGTACACTTAAAGGTATTGAAGATAAGGCTATACGCATGCGTATGGATGAAAGAGAGCAAGCAGAAGAAATGCAACGGGCCGCTCTGGAAGCTTCTCAAAAAGAAAGAGCTATGGCACTTGAACATGAGGCAAGAGAGAAAGAAAAAGATAGAAGAGTTGATCTTATGGTTGCAGAAATTAAATCTGCGGGTTATGGTTCTATGCAAGATATTAATCAAAATCTTCAGTCGGACTACATAGATAGCGTTGAGAAAATTAAGAAAACTGAACAATATCAGCATGTAATGGATCTGCAATCTCAGAAAGCAAATGATAATAGAAATCAGCAATCTGAGAAAATGAATATTAAAAGAGAAGAACTGGCTCTTCAAAGAGAAATGAAAGAAAAAGATCTTCAAATTGCTAGAGAAAATAAAAACCAATTTGACTTAAAGATAACAGAAAAAGAATCAAAGAAAGAAGGTGGTAAAAAATCGTAGCCATATAATGGTAAAATATTTTTGAATACACGTATTTCTTCAAACATTTCAGATTTATTTTAATTAAAATTGCGTATATTATTAATGTACAGTCATAAAAAAACCAACAATTATGAGTGATGAAAAAAAAGAAGTTACTAATGTTCAAGAAGTAGACATCAATATTGATGACATTCTGAATATTGGAGCTGACAATGTAATGCTTCCTAATGAGGGAGATAAACCGGAAAAGAAAAGCGTATTTAGTCCTTTATCGGTTGACACAACGTTCCTTGACAAGCCTTTTGTAAAAGAGGCAACGGTAAATGCGGATACTACGCAAAGTACTTCTACTAAGGATGAGCAAGAGGATGATGATGATTATAATCCTTTACTTCCTCCATCAGGATCTGATTTTGATGTTGATACAGATTCTAAAAATAAAGGAGGTAGACCAGCAGCATTAATTAGTGCTACTAAAAAGCTGATTGATAAAGGTATCATATTTCCTTTTGAAGATGACAAAAAACTAGAAGACTATTCAGCTGAGGATTTTGAGGAATTACTTGAAGCTAATTTTGAGAACTATCAAAATAAGATGGGAAATCAGGTGGCTCAACAATTTTTCCAGTCATTGCCCCCAGAAATGCAACAAGCGTATGATTACCTTGCTAATGGTGGAGATGATTTAAAAGGAATGTTTTCAGCATTGGCTGCATCACGTGAAGTATATGAATTAGACATTGCATCTGAAGCAGGTCAAAAATATGCTATTAGAGCTTATTTACAGGCTACCGGATTTGGTACTCCTGAAGAAATTGAAGAAGAGATCTATAGCTATGAGGATCGCGGAGATCTTGAAAAGAAAGCAAAACAATTTAAACCAAAGTTGGATGCAATGCAACAACAAATGGTGAATCAAAGAATTGCTGAACAAGAAAAGCAATCTGCTATGCGTAGAGAACAATCTCAAATGTATATTGAGAGTGTTTATTCTGCATTAGAACCATCTAAATTGAATGGTATTGATTTAGATAACAAGACACAAAATATGCTTTATGCAGGTCTTGTTCAATCAAATTATCCATCAATTAATGGAAGGCAAACAAATATGTTAGGTCACTTATTGGAAAAATACCAATGGGTAGAACCAAGACATGATTTGATTGCGGAAGCTCTCTGGTTACTTGCTGATCCAGATGGCTACAAAGAAAAAGTAAGATCAGTTCAAGATAAGGAAACTAATGCTAAAATTATGAGAACTTTGAAAACTGAACAAGCTACTAAAACAACTATAGCACAGCAAGAAGAGGAAGATACTGATACTAGAAGAACTGTTTCTAGACCGGGTATTCCAAGAAAACAAAGAAACTTCTTCGGAAGGTAATAAATAAGTAAACAATTAATAATTAAATACCCACACAAATGAGTACACCAACTTTTAACAATGGCTTGTTTCTGAGAGACACTTCGTATCAGGCAAGCTCACATGTTGACTCTTACCACTTGGCAAACATGCTGAAGGATGCAGAGCCTACTGACATGGGACCAGTTGATATCTGGGCTATGACTCAGAAGGTAGAAATGCCTCTTTATCAGATGTCAAGCTTTGGCGGTAAGAACATTATCGAAGTTGACAATATCCGTGGAGAGTGGAAATGGCAAACGCCTATTTCACAGGATCTTCCGTATATTGTTGAGAATGTTGAACCAAGCCAGCAACCAGGACTTGATGAAACTACATTCCGAATCAAGCTTAATAAGCGTGAATTTGGACATGGAGACATCATTACTTATGACAAGTACAACGGATGTGAATTAATTGTTTCTGCAGAAGATGACATTCTTCCTGTTGGAGACGGATTTATTTACACTGTACGTATCGTGAACAACGATAGCTATAAGTACATGGACATTAAGTTCTTGAAGTCTGGTACTAAATTCTTCCGTAAAGGTTCTGCGCGTGGAGAATATGGAGAGCGTTTCTCTGACATCACTACAAGATCTGGATACCGTGAGTTCTATAACTATGTAGGTGGTGCAGAAGCTCACGTACATTATTCAATTTCTTCTCGTGCAGATATGCAGATTAAAGGAGGATTGAATGCTGATGGTACAATTCCTGTAACTGAAATCTGGCGTAATTTTGACAAAAACATGGATCCTTCTGTATCTACTATTGAGCAGATGGTAGGAACTATGGGTAAAGATTACGTTAAGAAAGCTATGGCAAATGGTGATCTTTCTCGTACATTCCTTACTTCTCTTGAAGCGGCACACCTTACTAAGGTTGCAACGGATATTGAGACTTACCTAATGTGGGGACACGGAGGTAGAGTTCGTCAGGATGGTCCAGATGATTTACGTCTTTCTGTTGGACTTTGGAAGCAGCTTGATAACTCATTCAAGCGTGTATATAACAAATCAAGCTTTGATCTTGAATTGTTCCGTACTGAGCTTTACAATTTCTACAACGGACGCGTAGAATTTACTGGTCCGGATCCAAAACGTCAAATCATCGTACAAACAGGTATGGGTGGTATGCGTATGGTGAATGAAGCAATTAAGCGTGAAGCAGCATCTGATAACTTCATCCAGGTTAACGGTGATAAGTCAGGTATCAATGCAGTATCTGGTACAGGAATGAATCTTGGATTTGGATACGCATTTACAAGCTACGTTATTCCATTCTTGGCTAACGTTCAGTTTGTGATTAATCCTGCGTTTGACAATGTTCATACAAATGACATTGAGAACCCGGTAATTGATGGATTTGCGCTTTCTTCTTATTCATTTATTATCTTTGATATCACTGATAACAACAATGACAACATTTACATGTTGAAGTTGGCTTGGGATAACCAATTGAAGTGGTGGTATCAAAATGGTACTATGGATTATATGGGACGTAGCCAAGGATTCCAGTCATCAGGTCAGTTTAACGGATACCGTGTATACATGACACAAATGATGCCTGCAATTTGGGTTAAGGATCCTACTAAAGTCCTTAAGATTGTTATGAGAAACCCAATTACTGGAGGATCATTCTAATAAATTCAGAAAAAGGGAGGTCCACCTCTCCTCCCTTTTTCTTTTTTGCCTGAACGCGTTACCGGACTTCGCACACCGGCAGGCACTATTAAACCAACAAATAAATAGTTATGTCAAGAACAACAAAAAGAGAATCTGTATTTATTGAAGGAGATACTGCTGAAGTATTAGGATCTCCAGAAGCTACTATTCTTAAACCGAATGTACCAGAAATTATGGTAGAAACTTCTACTAAGAAGACTCCTAAAATTGAAGACATGTTTAAGAAGGTAGGTAAAATTTCTATCAAGCCTTATGTAAATCCTCAACAAGAAAACATGGGATTAGAAGATTACGGCTTTGCTCTTTTTCCAGGTACGTATCATGAAGAACAGATTGCGGCCCTAGAAAAAAATGGAGTGATAAGATATATTACAGGACTTGATGAATTTGCGCCAGAAGTTCAGAGATTAGAATCTGAA